AATATCGCCATTACTAGAATACAAAGTAAAAAATTGTGTTGCTTGATTACTTCCAGTTGTGTCTCTTAATACTAATCCAGCAGTTGCACCTTCTATAGTAACATTTTGAGCTGGAAAACTTGATACTGGACTTGCACCAACGCCAAGTGAACCTGAAAATGTGGCATCACCTGAACCATCTATTACTAATCTATTTGCAACCCCACCAGTTTGAACACCAAAACTATCTCCAGTTGCCAATAAAAAAACATTATTACTAGTAGAGTTGTCTTTTAAAGCAATTCCACCACTTGCATCACCACTTTCAAATATTGCAACTCCATTTGAAGTTGCATGATAGACATGCAGAGGTAAACTTGGAGCAATATTTATACCAACTCGTGAATTAGTCGTATCAACAACAAAAACATCTGTTCCGTCTGCTTTTTCAATTAAAAAAGCTGATGTATCTGTAACTTTAATTGTAGATGTACCTTGTACTATCTCATCAAATGATAGTGAACCACCGCCATCAACCTGGAGGTCACCATTAATTACCAAATCGCCAGTGATTGTTCCACCAGATGAAATTTGTGCGGATGTGTTACTGATTAAATTTTTAAACGATGCCATAATATGCTCCTATGCTAAAACGATGCGAACTGTGGACGTTGCACCTTTGCCAAGTAGGTGTAAATAAACAGTGCTACCAATACCAAGAGGAACATTTAACTCATAGATGGTATCTCCGCCTGCTAAATACAGGCTATTTGATGCGCTTATCATATCGCTAGCAGATGAACTAAAGCCGTAATAAATATCGCCACTAGGCTGTAATATAATGCTATGAACAGCACTTACATTTAAATTATATTCTGTTCCTGTGGTTACGGATTGTGCAGATTGCACAGAATGTTTTGCAGAACTTGAAATGTTCAGTGATTCAACAACTGAATGTTTTGAAAGATCAGCCATCTTGTTTCTCCTTTATGAATGCCTTACCGAGCGTAGCTACTCTCATGGGCATTTCGGTTATTTAATCTACAATACCTTGCGCTCTTAAACTAGAATCAGATATTGTTTTACTATGTATGATTGGACTTGCAATTAACTTACGTACCTTTTTGCCTTTGCATTTAGGACAAGTAATTTCATCATCCTTTGACCATATCATTTCCCATATATACTTGCATGGATGACAAAAGAAATCGTTGGTCCTCATTTCTTCTTCTTTTTTAATATAGATTTTTTCTTTGGTTTTTTCACTTCACCATTCTCATTACAAGGCTCACAACCATCTTTGATATAGTCATTAATTTGTTCCTTAGTAATGCTATCTAATTTACCAAATACTGATCCATCTTTTCTTTTAAAATACAACATAATTATTCCTTTTATACTGGGCAGGTCTTCTTAGAAGACCTGCCCATTTAACCTTACGGATTGTTAAAGTTAACAACTCCAAGTGATGTACTAGAAGCACCATGTGATAAGGATGCGCCAAACAAAATGTCGGCAACCACCGATGTCGATAAGTGGTCAATATCATACGCTGACTGTACGCGAGGTGCAATCTGCATAGCCATATAGACGGACTCTTTCTTAAAGACAGTCGCTGTTTCATCACCACTTCCGCCATCATCATCCCAGTCTGTACTAATGTAAGTTGGCATTCCATAGATCATGCCTACTCCACCAGATACGTTAGGATTCTGCTCATCACCTCTACGAGATGAATCATAGAAATCCTGGAGACTTAGCAAGTACATGTATGCAGCAGGAGAAGCATATAAGAATGTTTCACCATCAGCATAATCGTGACCTGCATCAAGCAACTTTTGCAAACCTTCACGAAGTTTTGCAGATGTGACTTGATTGTCTGTTCCAAGAGTAATATCATTTCCAGTTGCAGATTGCAGAATGTCTACTGCGAGGTAGTTTTCTACTTTCTTTGCAAGAGCATAACCCATAGACTGAGCATATGCACCAAAAAGATTTGCAGATTCTTGTACACGTACAATATCTTCAATTCTCTTTGCTTCGTAATGATGTTGATCAACACTAATAGTGACTTCACCATCTGTGTTGTTTGTGTATGTTACCGCACTTCCTGCGGATTTTGCAGCAGCAGTTTCTTCTGTTACCTTTGGGATATGTAAAGTATCACCAGATGGTAATTCAGAAGAAAAATCCATCACCTGGTTACGCAGTTCAAACTTGCGTTCTGCGTAATCTAGTATAGCATCTCGCCATAATTCAGGGATGAATTTTGCTGCCGTGGTTACTGTTACGTTTCCATCAGCCATTGTTTCTTTCCTTTAGCTTTTGCGTTTATAGGATTCCAATATATTACTCCAATTCATACGCCGATCTGAATCTTTAATCTTGCTCAATTGAACATTATTATCATTCATAGGCGCAGACGGAGCATTGGACACCGCAACGCGTTGAGTTTTCAATTTACTTACAACAGCACGAAGCGCATTTAGTGGTAATGCACCAAATGTTTCATGCTCTTCTTCTGGTATCTCACTAAGAAGATCCGCACGTAAATCAGCTTCCTGTTCTTGTGCAGCAGTCACAATAGGTTCGAGTTCAGCGAGCTTTGCAGCACGCTCCTCGGCAAGAGACTTCCATTGCTCCTGTTCCTCTAATTGTGAAATACGTGTTTCCTCGACTTCTTTGCGAATTTTAGCAAGCTCTTGCTCGGCAACTTGTGCGCGACCACGATATTTCTTACTTTCCGCTATCAGATTCCCAACTTCGAGTTGTTGAGTCTGCTCTGTTTGTTGTTGTTCTGGTACTACAGGATCAACTGTAGCTTCAGGCACTGGCTGTGCAACTATTGTCTGTTCTTCGGACATTCTGTCCTCCTATATGTTTACTTTAACGTGTGTCTTGCTCATACGTGATAGGTTCTTGCCAATAATATTGGCGAAGTCTTTGACGATGCCTTCTTCCACTTCATCGCCTAATTCTTGATTTTCTGCAATAGAACGCTTTTTCATTTTACCTTCACCTTCATTGTGATTGAAAAGTTTTGTTCCTTGCTTATTTTTCTTAATACCATATAAAAATTGTATTTCTTGATTCTTTTTTACTACTGAGCGTACTACATTAAATGCTTTTAGCATTTTGCCAGTATCTTTTAACGTAACAGGTTGTTTCTGACCACCTTTCTTACGCTTTGCATAACTATCGGAATAGTCTTTGAATGGACTATTATCAAATCCTTTACCACTAGCAATCTGACTTTTATGGTTGTCAACAGCATTCTTTGCCATCTCTTTGACATCTGCATTACGAAACTTTAACATGTCTGGTAGATTAAACATTGATAGGATTCCAGTAGTGTCTGCAACGTACTCCTCCAGCATGTTCAAAGCCATCTGACTTAACTGCACGTATTTCTTCACGTGTAAATGGATCGTTTGCTAAAAATGTTCTGCATACAGGACGATTCTTCTCATCGTCTGGTCCGACATACTCATATAATGTATCTTCTGGTAGGTCCATCGCCATAACGGATACTACGGATCTTCTATAGTCCCCAAGCATAGTACCAATTACGTTTTCTACACGTGGTACATTCGTTTTAATGGATGCTCGAATTGCGTTTTTGAGCTGGTCACCTTTCAACCCACTAGAAATACCTGAAACCATTGCATTCTGCATTGTATTTGCTACGGAACGTGTCACGCCTTCAATGCCTTGTCTTTGTAGATTCTGGAGAGCCACGAGTTGTACTTCGGACGTAACCCCAAACATCGGCAAATCACTAAGAATAGTTTCCGTTGTAGCCATGAAGGTGTTGATTGAGGTAGAGAAGCGTAACTCCTCAATAAAATAGGACGTAAAGTCAATCGCAGCGATAATACCCAGGATCTCTGCTGTTGATAAGCCTTCTTCTTCCAATCCTTCAATATCTGATTGAAATCCATCTAGTGCGCTCTCAATATTGCTTTCATAACTATTAATCGCTTGGTCTATCGTTGCCATTGGATGCTAAAATGTTTAATAAACGATTTTGTGTTGGTTCTGGCTTATCTGCTTCTACTTGCTGTTCTTCAAAGCGAGCTAAGTCCTCTGGTGAGGCATCTGGGTTGTGATATTGAAACCAATCCATAGGTGTTGCTAAATTACGTGAGAAACGCCAATCCCAAAGCATAATTTCTGCTTCAGGTGTTAATGCGTAGTTTGGTTCGAGGAAGTCAACACTATATTCTGTTCCTACGTTGCGATTTGCCTCTACCTGAATAATACGACTATCTACTTCAAATCTTTTGTGTTCCCAGGGTCTCCAAGTATCCTCTGTCATGGCAGAACGCTCATCCATGTTTTCCATCTCTACAATGCTAAGACTTGCAGCACTTGGTGCGTTTCCTGAGTCATCACGTGCGTATTTTGCACGTATATGGTTGTTATTTAGTGTAGTCTCCACTAAGAATCGTGTAGAATCGATAATCTGGTTGAGATTACCACCACTAGAAGTCACACCAAAGTTTGCCTGCTCTGGCAAATATAAAATTTTATCTGTTCCAATACTAATACGTGATGGATCATCCACACCACTAATGTATTTAATACCTAAACAACCATATCTAATTGCTAGGTTTAACTCCAATAATGCAACATTCACCGCAAGATCCGTTTGCGCTACGTCCATTGCGTTGCCTACATGATAATCACGCATTGGTGGATACCTATGACAAAAGGTAACTGGCAAGATTCCATACGGATTAATATCCGATTCATTCATGCTAATAACCTTGCCTTCTT